ATCCGGCGTCAAACTCCAGCCTGCCTTTGCTGATCACGTCGTAGGCCTTGAGCACCAGCGCCGTCTTCACTTCGACGCTGTAGGTGTAGCCCTTCGCATCCGGTCTAACCTTCGTCACGATCTTGTAGACGGCGTCACCGATGCCCGTCCTGTCGATGCCGATGTGCGTCACGTTGTAGCGTTCACACACACGCAAGATGGCAGAGGCCTGCTCTTCGTAGTCGATACCCTTGAACTGGTGCTTCTCCAGCACGCGGAACTTGCCGCCCGGCACCAAAGGCGGCGCGACCACCACAAGCGCGGCGCTGTCTCCGCCCCCACCATTGGGGTCATAGCCGACCCACACCTGGCGGTAGCCAAACGGGCGGGGCGCGAACGGCCTGAAGTCGTCCCACACCTCCCAGCTATCGACCATGCCGCGCATCAGCAGCGACAACGGGAACACCGAAGCCGTGTCGTCCACGAACTCGCACATGAGCAAGTTGGCGTAGTCGAGGTCGCTGTACTCGCGCAATAACTGGTCGAGATCGAACAGGTTACAACCGCCGCGCAGGGCGTCTTCCACCGTCACGATCTGGCGCCACTGGCCGTCAGCGCACCGCATGCCATCACGCAGCGCGGCGTGGCTCACATCGAGCTTGATCTGCTTGTCCTTCGGCTTGCCCCGATTGAACAGCGTGCCCGACCAGAACGGATAGGCCTCGTGCGCGAGGCTGGAGGGCGTCGAAAAATACGTCTGCCGCCAGTGCCTGTGGATGGCCATGCCGGAGGCGACCTTACGCAGCTCCTGGAATCGCGGCACCCAGAAGTACTCATCGAAATACAGGTTGCCGTGATAGCTCTGCGCGGTGCGCGCATTGGTGCCGAGGAAGTACAGCGTGGCCCCGTTCGGCAGCACCATCGGATCGCCCCTGAGCTCGACCCCAGCCGCGTCTTTGGCGAATTGCACGATGTACTGCTTGAAGACGTGCGCCTGTGCCTTGCTGGCCGACAAGAAGATCTGGTTGCGCCCCGTGGTCAGCGCATCGATGAACGCCTCACGCGCGAAATACCAGGTGGCGCCGATCTGCCGTGACTTCAGGATATTGCGGATGCGCTCGGCCTGGCCAGCGCGATACCACACGTCCTGGTAGCCGAACAGCGAATCGTGGAATGCGTCCAGCAGCTTCTTCTGCTCGTCGGGGCTCACCGCATTGCGCTCCGCCTTCTTCCGTGGCCCCGCATTGCGATTGGCCACCTTCGGGTTGAGGTCGCTCTCGTTGCCGCCGTCCCGGTACCGCTCACGGCGCGCCAGGCTGTCGAGCTGCCGGCGCAGGAGATCGATCTCCTTGAAGTCGCGCCCCTCCTTCTTGTCCTTCGCGACCAGGCGCATCAAGCGCTCTTCGATCGTCAGCGCAACGCGTTCATCGGGCGTGGTGTCCGCCCACCCGTCGCGCCGCTTCCAACTGTGGATCGTCACCGGTTTGACGCCCAGCATTTCGGCGATGCGCGCCACGCGATAGCCCTGCCAGTACAGGGTGCGTGCGATGCGGCGCGGGTCCTTTTCCGGGTCGATCGTGAGAGAAGCAATGGCGGGGAGCGTAGTCATGCCGCAACGCTACCGGCCCCCCGCGCGCGTGCCACGCGGCGCCTGTTGTGGCGCGGGTTTCCACAACATCAACGCGTTGCCCGCGCGGGTGTCCGGCGCTGAAATGGCAGCACCACCGAACCACCGGGACACCGACCACAGAGGACACCATGCCCACCAAGTTTTTCCGCATTGCCACCGAAGGCGCGACGAGCGACGGCCGCGTGATCGACCGCGAAACGCTGGTCCAGATGGCGAAGAGCTACGACCCGAAGGTCTATACCGCGCGCGTCAACCTGGAGCACATCCGCGGCTATGACCCGGCTGGCCCCTTCAAGGCTTACGGCGACGTGGTTGCGCTGAAGACGGAAGAGGTGGACGGCAAGCTGGGCTTGTTCGCACAGATTGATCCCACCGAAGAGCTGGTGGCGATGACCAAGGCCCGTCAAAAAATCTTCTCGTCGATGGAGGTGCAGCCGAGCTTTGCCGATACCGGCGAGGCCTACCTGGTCGGTCTTGCCGTGACGGACAACCCTGCCAGCCTGGGCTGCGACGTGCTGAAGTTCAACGCGCAGGCGCCTGTGAATCCCCTGGCGGCGCGCAAGCTGGATCCGGCCAATCTCTTCACGGAAGTGGTCCCGGTGGATGTCGATCTCTCGCAATCGGTATCTGTCGACCCCGCTCCTGTCCCGTCGCGCTTCGCCGACAGCATCAAGGCGCTCTTTTCCAGGCAACGCAAGACGGACGACAGCACCGACGCGCGCTTCGCCGATGCACAGGAAGCAATTCAAACCGTAGCGACACAGGTGCAGACCATGGGCGAACAGGTCGTTGCGGGATTCAAGAGCATCAACGACCAACTGGCCGCGCTGAAGACCCAAAACGATCAGCGCGACCAAGCCTTCAACACGCTCAAGAACGGCATGGAGACCACCCAGGCATTCACGTCACGTCCGCCCGCAACTGGCGGCGACGGCGCGGCCGACATCAAGACCGACTGCTGACCCGGCCACCGGACCCAGCGCCACCACCAAGACCACCAACCGGAGTCAACACATGCGTAACAACACCCGCCGCCTCTACGATGCCTATACGGCCGAAGTCGCCAAACTGAACGGCGTCGATCGCGTCGACGTGAAGTTCTCGGTCGAGCCAACCGTGCAGCAGCGTCTGGAAGACAAGATTCAGGAATCGAGCGATTTCCTGAAGAGGATCAACTTTCACGGTGTGACCGAGCAAGAGGGCGAGAAGATCGGCCTGGGCGTCTCGGGACCCGTGGCGAGCACGACCGACACCACCAAGCAGGACCGCCAAACGTCGGATCTCTCCACGCTGGACGGCCGCAAGTACCGCTGCGAACAGACCAACTCCGATACGCACATCACCTACCAGAAGCTGGACGCCTGGGCCAAGTTCCCGGATTTCCAGACTCGGATCCGCGACGCGATCATCCGCCGCCAGGCGCTGGATCGAATGATGATTGGCTTTCACGGTGTGAAGCGCGCACCGACGTCTGATCGTGCCGCCAACCCGATGCTGCAGGACGTCAACAAGGGCTGGCTGCAGATCATGCGCGAGCAAGCGCCGCAGCGCGTCATGAAGGAGGGAAAGACCGCTGGCAAGATCATCGTCGGTGGTGCCGGCGGCGACTACGCCAACCTGGACGCTCTAGTCTTCGACGTGGTGAACCACATGATCGACCCGTGGTACGCAGAAGACCCGGAGCTGGTCGTGGTGTGCGGTCGCCAACTGCTGGCCGACAAGTACTTCCCCATCATCAACCAGTCCAACCGCCCGACCGACGCCCTGGCAGTGGACATGATCGTCAGCCAGAAGCGCATCGGCAATCTGCCGGCCGTGCGTGTGCCGTACTTCCCGGCCAATGGCCTGCTGGTGACTCGCCTGGACAACCTGTCGATCTACTTCCAGGAAGGCAGCCGCCGTCGCACGATCGTCGACAACGCCAAACGCGATCGCATCGAGAACTACGAGTCGAGCAACGACGCGTACGTCCTTGAAGACCTGGGCTGTGCGGCATCGGCCGAGAACATCACGGTGGCCGCGTAATGAGCAGCCCGGCCCGCAACCATTTCTTGCGCGCCTGCGCTGCCCTCGCGGCGCAGGCCGAGCAGGATGCGAATCCTCTGCAGAACGCATCTGGGTATGAACTCATGCTGGCGCAGCTCGGTGAGCACAAGCGCCAGCTCAAGCAGATTCAGTCGGTCGAGCGCAAGGCAGAGGCAAAGCGCCGGATGCTGCCGGAGTACACGGCCTGGATGGAGGGCGTGCTGCAGGCCGACAGCGGTGCGCAGGACGACGTCTTCATGACAGTGCTGGTCTGGCACATCGATGCGGGGGAATTTGCAGCCGCGTTGCCGCTGGCTGCGTACGCGATCCGCCACAAGCTGACGATGCCCGACCAGTACAAGCGCACTACCGCCTGCCTCATCGCCGAGGAGTTCGCCAACATGGTGCTCAAGGCGCCGGACGCAATCCGACCGGAGGACGCCGGCGCGCTCCTGGAACTGGAGGCACTGCTGAATGGCGAAGACATGCCGGACGAGGTACGCGCCAAGCTCCACAAGGCACTCGGCTACGCGGTCAGCCAAGCCGGCACCGGCATGGATGCCGCCACGGCGAACGCGCTGCGAGAACAGGCACTGGTGCACCTGCGCCGCGCCCTGGAGCTGCACGACAAATCAGGCGTAAAAAAGGACATCGAGCGCATCGAGCGCGAGATCAAGAACGCAGCCCCGCCCGGCGCCCCGGAGGGCGACGGGAAGAGCTGACACCGAGCGTGACCCCGCGCATCAGGCGGCACGGGGCAGTCTTCCGGCGTGCCGCGAAGCCTTGCCCCGTCCACCGCCTCCCCATTCACTGAACCCATGTCTTCATTCATCGCAGCCGCACCCGTGCCCGCGCCGGCACAACCTGGCGGGGAGCCGATCGGCAACGACGGCTTCTTTCCCGATATCGACGTCGACCAGGCGTACGCAGCCATGCGCCTGGACGGTACCGTCACGCCGCAGCGCCTGCGCGCTTCGCTGGTGGAGGCGGTGATTTCGGTCAACGCCGAGCTGGAGGCCTGGAAGGTGGCGCAGGTGTCGTTTGGCCGGT